TAAGAAGCGACCTGCTCATCCCAGGATTTGAATAATTCAGCTTCCTCCCAGTATTCTGGGATGTTAGCCGCGACGAGTGCTGACTTAAGATCAGCCATCTTGCTATCATAGACCTCGCGGCCGTGCAGGGCTAGCTCAGATCCTGCACTGGTTACAGTAGCTACACATTGTGCAGCGGCGTCTAATGTCTTACTTTTCACGTTCACCATAGTCATCTTCATAATAGACTCCATATCTAACGGGCCTAGGTATTGATCCATTTCTGGTTCGTATCTAAACTTCCGTTTCAACACATTAGTCTCTTCAAGAGTCTTATAGTCCTCGGCGATTAATTTCTTATCCGCATCCGTATAGGGTACCCCCCTATCGGTCAGATACTTAGAAATAGCATTATGTGAATACCATTCCGCCTCTGGTTTGACTGCTTTTTCGCTGTCATCACCATAGGTGTAAAGTAACACGTTTTCCCTAAAAGTAAGCATTTCATGTTTCGGGTTCAGGAACTTGTAGGCACACCTATGATATAGGCTGTTTGCCATACAGTTAATGATAGTGGTTAGAGCATGCCCAGAAGCTTGAATTCCAAATAATTGGACCAGCTCGCCAAACAAGTTGATCATGGGGAAGGCTAAGTCAGCCGCCATCGTCTTCACTCTCACTAAATCCTCATCGTCATATTGACAACTCCAATACATGATATAATGAAGTACTTGGAAGGCATTGAGGATAACCGGGGCTTTGGTAGTGCCTTGGAAATCAGCGTAATCGCCATCCTGAAGGCGCTCAGAAAAAGCTTTCAGTTTCTTAGCAAATTGATCCCACTCCCTAGTGTTAGCCGCCATACCTGGCAAAGCTTCAAACAGAGTGTGATTCGTGTAAAACAAGCGTACCAAAGGTAAGAACAAGCGGCGCATGCAGAGAATATACTCCACAGGTAAAACCATAATACCACGAGTTTTCTTCTCGGCTATCTTTTTAGCTTTACGAGGCTCATCCTTGAACACCATAGTGCAAATTGGTTTGTAGCGAATTCCTGCCCCAAGCTGATCCCAACAATTCTGAGCTCTTTCCTGGATCTCAGGGGTGAACTCGATCTTCTCGGTATTGTCATCCTGCGGCACTATGTTTATAAACTTCTTTTTTGAAGTATTATACGGGTGACCAGCGGATGTACTAGCATTAATACGATCCATAAAAGGAATACCATTAACTCCATTTATGGCAACATCCCAGTCGACGGTGCCTAGTGAAGTGACTTGTTCGTCGGTCAAACCTTTAAAGATCTCACCAGCAAAAATTTCCGCTGCTTCCTTCAGATCATCAGTCGGAATACCACATTCGGAATTCTTCATATTAGCCACTGCATTATGTTTAATCTCCCATCCATTAAGGATTGGGGGCATGTATTCAGTGGACCAACCGAGAGCTTCTAAGTGGGGGCGCAGTATATTATCCTGGACATCCGACTTCCCGTTTCTACGGGGTGCGTTTATAGAACCATAACAGTGAAGATCTCCACTCTCCATATAGCGGAGAATGCTCTTTGGATGCAATGGGCCCATAGTAACTGGAACACTAGGTGCTGACAGAGGGACAGGTCCATCTATCACTATAGTCCCAAAATGGGCGTAAACTTCTTCAAGCATTTCCAGCGACACAGGGGTGCAAGCTCCAGTGTTCGTACCTGACATCCCCATATGGTGAACACCCAACACGACAGGACCATAATTGGTCTTGGCGAGTAGTATCGCACCACAATCCCCTAGCGTGGTCACTCCGGCGTAATGGGTTCGCCAATCCTGTGCAACATAAGCACCACTTTCATTGGTGATGTTTACTGTACCTCTTCGGATATTAGTTGCAGCCATGGTAATTAGTGTACCAAGCTTAGAATTGTGACCCCAAGTGCCTTCGTCCACTCCTCGTGGGCAGCGTCCTACAAGTAGGCCACTGTGCACTCCTTTCAAAGATTCTGTAGTAAATAAACCAGAATTGTCTTTTACGGGCGGGATGGGTAGTCTGACGAATGCTAGATCTTTGTCTGGCATACGGAAAATGTCTGATTGAGGAACCTTGACATTCCGAACGTTAGAGTTAACTCCCAGGCTATCCTCTTCACGATAAATGTCAAAATTAACATCTGTCTTAGAGGGGAGGCTATGGTTTGTTGTCATCCAAATATCCCCTTTAATCCCAAACATTTGGGCAGGGAAATAAGTCGGGTTGCCATCTGCATCTTCATACCTATCTATTTGGACAGCAATCACAGCAGAATCCAGTCGTTTTATGACTTGATCCATAGTTAGCGAATTCCAAGATTTACTCTTGGCACCAATGTCCAAATGGGTGATGCGGTAGTCATCCTTGTACCAGACTCCTGGCTGATCGGTCGATAGAGATTTAATGTCTTGTGCAGTCATAGTTTGATACTCCATCTCTGGAGTGGGTTTCTTAAACTCTTCAGCTATACTCTTGCACACTACAATTACAGCCCCGATAGCAACTGCCCCTACCGCTGTGGCGAACAAACGCTGCAACCACGGAGAAGCATGACTAAACAGACCGTCTCCGAGATGGCGCAACCTGCGCATACACTCTTCTTTTGTAACGTCTAGGGCGTCTGAGATTATCCACCTATAGGTGCATTTAATCTTGTCTCTAAACCACAGCACTGAGTTATAGGTACGTC